GGAGTGCCACAAGAAGATTGACTATTGGTGGAGAGAAAAGGAAATCATTTCTAGGAAAAATCTCTATGAATTGTTAAGCAAATGGTGGGGTGAAGAGTTCCATGTTGGTTGGTTAAATGAAAAGGATTGCAATATTGTTATCAATCAACTTGATATTAGCGATTTGGTTCTTAACTCCGAGAGGAGCAATAAATTCTTATTGGAAAAATTCGATGAAGACATTAGTAATTAAGACGAATGAACTGATTGAAAAGATTGAAAACCTTGAAAGGGTGTATGATGACGAGGTTTCTTATCCATTCAGAACAGATCTTGCAAATCTTCTCCGGGAGTTATCTACTGATGTGGATAACAAGGTGGATAAATGTCCATTTTGTGAAGCAAGTTTGAAAGAGTATTGGCACAAACTAACCCCAATGCTTGTTGGTTCTCTTGTAAAAATGAAGCAGGAAATAATCAAAAAGGGCGAGAATAAAGTACATTTACAGAATGACTTGCTACTTTCCAAAACAGAGTATAACAATTTTCAGAAATTGAGATTCCATGGATTGATAGCACATTGCAAGGATAAAGATGGGGGAAGAGATAGTGGCTCTTGGCTTCTTACTTCAAGGGGAAATGACTTTGTAAAGGGTGAATTGGCAGTTCCAAGTAGGGTGAGGACTTTCAGAAATACGGTTATAGATCACGATTCCAAAAATGTATATATCCGTGATGTAATAGGCTCTACCCCTTATTTAGAAGAAAGAGAGAATATCAAATATACATTGTTTGGAGATCAGAAAATAGATGATAGACAGGAAGAACTTAAATTGATTAGAAAACATAATGATAAATCTTAATAAATTCAGAAATCTAGGGATAGGCGTTGGAATCTTAGCTATTCTGGTGCTTGGCTATTACGGAGCAAACGAACTTGATAGGAATGGTGAAGCCCTTTCTACAATGAAAACTAGTGATGATGAATATCAAAGCATTCTCATTGAAGATCTTACTTCGGATATATTTGCTAGAAAAAGCATAAAAGAATTAGCCCAAACTAAGCTCAAGGACTTAATGGAAACTAACAACTGGTCGCATACAAATAGTGATGGTTGCGATTATAACTGTAGAACCAATGGATATACAGAAGATGGAAAGTATTCTTGGGTAGGTGAAAATCTGTATCGTGGAATTTGTAATTCAGAGAATGCTTACAGTTTATGGAAGCTTTCGCCAACGCATAATGAAATCCTTTTGCATGAATACGATGAACAAATTCTTATCTCCGGAAAGTGGGAAGATGGCACTTGCTACATGGTATTAGAAAAGGGCGTTCTTAGGTGATGATATCCTACTTGCGAGAGGTGTGTTAAAGTGTTATATTTAACAGTGGAAATAAGTTCTTACGATTCAAAAGCCGGGTACAAATATATGGTCTGTGATAGGTGTCATCGCCTCCGTTGGTGTTGCCAACATCACATTGATAGAAGACAGAATAGCGAGAGGGTTGTTTGGATTTGCTCAAACGGATATAAAGACATTTTATACCAAGATGCCTGTCATGATTTGATGGACAAAGAGATAGCGAAAATGATCAAAGAAGGGTATTATTGTAAAATGGATAAGACATACAAAAAGAAAGCATCAAAACCGGGCAAATGGATTCTAAAAAAGACTATAAATAAATTAACCACCCCATAGTATGGCACAAGGGAAGATCTGGGACAAGGAATCTGTTATCGGTATATTGGAAACTTTCTTGAAGCTTGGCTATAGTGTAACAAAGGCTTGTCAATACGCCGGAATACCACAATCAACAGTTGCTACTTGGATAGCGGAGGATGAAGAGCTTCGATTAAAAGTCAATGCTTGGATGCATGAGTTAGATGTAGAGGCTAGAAAGGTGATAAAGAAATCTATGCAAGAGGATAAAAGTATCACAACAGCTACTTGGTGGGCTGAGAGGCGTGAGAAAGACGACTTCAGTACAAGGCAGGAGAATATAAACACCAATGTATCGATTGAAGACATCATGAATCAATTCCAAGATCCGGATAATTTAAGCAACGAATCAGATGGCGAAACCAAGACTACTGAACCAGTTCTATATACGGAACAAGTTGGGACAGAAAGTCCAGTTCCGACAGAACCGGGCTCAACTACACTATGAACAGCATCGTACTAAAAGAGATATAATCTTAAAGGCGAGGCAAATGGGGTTTACCACTGGTGAACAGCTAAGAAAGCTCGAAAGAGTTTTACTGAAGAAGAACATTACTACAGCGACCGTAGCTCACAAACAAAACAAAACGAAGGAGATATTTCAGATAGCAAAATTCGCATGGGATTGTCTTCCCGCTGAATTCAAACAAACATACCGAGTTAAATATGATAATGTAAAGGAACTTGCCTTTGATGCGTTGAAGTCAAAGTATTTTGTAGATACAGATTTGAGATCTGGAACTGTGCAAGATCTTCATGTTTCCGAGGTAGCTTTCATCAAGAATCTTGGGGATTTCTTTGCTTCATCTCTTGAATCTGTGCCTAAGGATGGAAACATTGTATTAGAGAGCACCGCAAATGGCTTGAATCAATTCTTCGAGCTATGGCAAGATGCCGTAGACGGAAAGAACGAATGGACACCACATTTTTACAACTGGACATGGGACGATGGATATCAAGAAACCCCGCCAGAGGATAGCTCATGGAAAGAGGACTACAAAGAACTCGCAAAGAAATACAATCTCATTTCTGATATACAGGAACAGCACCATTTAACCGATCCGCAATTTTATTGGTATTACTTGAAGGCTAGAAGGCAAAAGGAGAAAGTAAAACAGGAATATCCTACAATACCAGAAGAAGCATTCTTAACCTCAAGCTTATCAGTATTTGATCTGTATACTGTAGCACAATTGAAGGCGGCTGAAACCTTGGCTTTGATGCGTGGCGTAAAGATATACAAAGAGGCTATCCCGGGGCACTCATACATCATTGGAGGAGATACTGCTGAAGGAGTTGAAAGTGATAGCACTGCGATTGAGGTGGTAGATGTAACAGATCCGGGAAAATTTGAAGAGGTTGCTAGTTACTCAGATGATACTATTCGTCCGGATCAAGCAGGGGATTTGATGATTCACCTTGGAAAGACATACAACAATGCGTTCTTAATACCAGAAAGGAATAGCTCCGGGCTTTCTACCGTCCTTAAAATAAGAGCAGAGGGGTATCGAGAATTATTTACCAATGTCAGAGTTGATAAGAAAACCCAACAATCCGTCAATGAATATGGTTGGAGAACAACTGGGGCAAACAGAGATCTCATGATAGATGATTTTATTGAGATGTTCGAAGACGGCACAATCATAATCCATTCTAGCGAGGCAATCTCACAGATGAAAACATTCGTGAGGAAATCTGGTGGTAGAAGAGAACACGCAGATGGATATCACGATGATACGCTGTTCGCATTATTCCTTTGTGTACAGGGCTATAAATACCATAGACCAACAAGGGTATTTGCGAGAAAGGCGAAAGGTTTCTAAAAATATGGTAAAATATAATGTAAAATTAGAAAGAAATTACTATGGCAGAAGCAATCAAAGCGAGTAAAAATGTCGAAGTCAAACCTCTCAAAGACCAAATATTTCCAGATGAAAAGTCCGGGAACAGATTAAGAGAATATCTTGTTAATGAGAAACTGTTAGAGGGAAACCATTACAGTGCTTTTGTCGAGCAAGTAGGTGCTCAATTTGTAGATAAATATGCTTTCCTTAGATATGTAACTTGTAACTTCGCAGGATTGGTTTCAAAGGTGATTGCTGATGTTTTGTTTGGCGAAAAGGTTACTATTACACCAAAGGATAAGAACGAAGATGCTCAAAAGTTCATAGATGCTTTAGTAGAAGATTGCGAACTAGATACTCAATTATACGAATCTGAATTGAATAACTCCGCAAGGGGTGATGCCGTTTTGCGTATTAGAGTAGATAACGGCAAAATCAAGATCGAAGATATCAACCCGGCTATGTATTTCCCTAAGATTAGTGATAACTACCGAAACACTCCGGAAGAAGTAACCCTAGCATGGAAAGAAACTGCGAAGGGAGATACATATCTCATTGAGGAAACTCATACTGTTGGGAAAATAAGCATCAAGATATCGAAAATGAAAGCTAATGACAGCAAAGAGGTCGTTTCTGTATTATCTGTTGAGGAATACAACGCCCTATCCGGAAAAAGCTATGTAGAAAAAACTGATACGAAGCTTGATGAAATTCCTATTATCCATATTCCTAACTACAGAATTAAGAATAGTTTCTGGGGTGTATCTGATTACCAAGATATTGCTGCTCTCATTTTTGCTATAAACAATCGTATTACAAAGATAGATAATGTCCTCGACAAGCATACAGACCCTATCCTAGCCGTACCAGAGGGCGTTTTAGATGAAGAGGGCAATGTTGAAAAGAAAGCATTAGGTATGATTGAGGTTCGAGGTGGAGAAGGCAAACCGGAGTACATTGTATGGAATGCAAATCTTGAGAGTGGATTCAAAGAAATAGATCTGTTGGTTAAGATGATATTCTTGTTCAGTGAAGTATCTCCCGATGTCTTAGGGGTTGAAGGTGCAGGTGCTATAGAATCCGGCAGCGCATTGAAATTAAGAATGCTTAGAACCTTGGCTAAGAAGAACAGGAAAGCCCTGTACTATGCTATTGCTATAGCAAAGGCAATCAGAATCGCTTCCAAGTTTGCAAAAACAGGTGGATTCAAAGCAGGAGATGTTGGATATACAGGAGAGCCAATTAAATCTGTAGTCAAGTTTGCTGATGGTGTTGTTGATGATAAGGTTGAGGAATTAACAAATGAAGCAACAAAACTTGAGGCTGGAATCACTACAAAGAAAAGAGCAATCATGGTTGTTGAAGATGCTTCTAGTGAGGAAGCAGATAAAATAATTGATGATATAAATGCTGAGAAGAAAGACAATGCAGATTTCAACAATGAGAATATTCTCCATACTAGTAACCAAGTTGTTCCTTTTGAGGGAGAGCCTAATGGTAAAAATACTGAGAAAAGTACAATAACTCCTCCGGTAGGGGCAAAAAACAAGGAAAACGACAATAAGCCAACTGTTAAATAAAGGATATGAATCAAAAAGATATCGATAGGCTAACAAAGGAATATTCCCGTATATTCGGCAAGGCACAAGCCAAGGTTATATCAGCCATTTTATCTAGCGAAAAGTATTCTGTAGATGAAAAAGACCGTATTTTGAATGAAATCAATGAAATATTGGGTAATTTACAAGAAACATCTGATAAATGGATTGATAGAAATATCCCAAAACTCTACAATATGGGGGCGAATGATACTATCAAGGTATTAGCCGGTATTGGAATACTTGGTCTGATTCTTAAAACCCCGAGAGAGAATGAAGCCATAAAAAACATTGTTGATTCGACAAAGGTTTCTATTAACGAGGCTATTTCCGGGATGAATAGATCTTCGAGTAGAATATTGAGCAAGGCTACAGAAGCAAGAATCAAATCCTTAATATCCGAGGGCAAAGTATCAAGAGAATCATATAAACAGATTGGAGATATGGTAGCAGGGCAATTAAAGAAACAAGCCGTATTCATCACTGATTCTGCAGGTAGAAAATGGGATATCGTTAATTATTCAGAGATGTTCACCAAAACTACCCTCATGAATTCATATAACAACGGTGTCGCAAATCAGATGATGGAACACAATCACGATCTCGCCTATGTAACAAGTTACGGGGCTTGTAAATGTGATGTATGTTTATCATGGGAGGGCAAGGTTTTAAGTTTGACAGGGAAAACCCCCGGATATCCTTCATTAGAACAAGCCTATGCTGACGGTCTTTTTCACCCTAATTGCAAACATAGAATGCGACCTTTTATCGAGTAATTGCAGAAATTCTTTCCTGTTGCTATAATTATACAGTTAAATTTATATTGCTGTGAACGAGTCCATACTCGCAAAAAATGCATCACAGCGTAAAAAAGTTATGGCAAACGATCCAACCAATAGTGCTTCTGCTACCGGGAACGGTGCGGATAATAATCAGAATGGTACTGGTGCAAATCAGAACCAGAATGGCCAGGGCACTCAAAATGCTCAAGGCACACAGGGACAAACACCTGAGGTATTTAATCCAACCGACGAGCAATGGAAGCAGATATTCGCTCACCCTCGTTTTAAGCAATTAGACGAGAGGGCTACCAATGCGGAAACTGCATTGAAAGCAAAGACGGATGCTGAAGAAAAAGCCCGACAGAAGAAGTTGAAAGAGGACGGAGATTTGGCAAAACTTTTAGAGGAGAAGGAAGGTAGTGTTACTACACTCTCTGCCACGGTTAAACAGTTGCGAATTGAAAACAAGATGATTACGATCGCATCCAAGCTCAAAGTCTTGGACACCGATGCGGTTATAAAACTTGTTGATACTAGCAAGATCAAGTTTGACAAGGACGAGAATCCTACCAATTTGGAGGAAGTAGTAAAGGAGCTATTAACCGAAAAACCTTACCTAGTTGGAGAGGGTGGCAATGGAAGCTCAACCATTGGTGCAGGATCTAACACAACGACTGGCAACCAAGGAGAGGGTTTTATCATAACGAAATCTCAATTAAAGGAGAATCTGAAAGACCATAAATGGTATGAGGAAAACAAAGATAAGATCACCGAATGGCAAAAACAGGGTCGTATTGATTACTCAAAATAAAATTAAAAAACAACGACAATGGCAGACTATGCATCAATAAACGCAACACAAGTAGATAGTTTCATACCAGAAATCTGGGCAAATGAAGCAATCACTGCTTTAAGAAGCTACTTAAATCTCGCAAAGACAGTAAGACGAGATATGGATAGCACAATCGCATCAAAAGGCGATACGATTAAGATCCCAAAGACAGGAAGTCTTTCTGTAAATCCAAAGGTTACAAATTTCAATGTTACAAGACAAGCTCCTGCTGACGCAGAAGTTTCTGTTGTTCTCGATACTCACAATGAAGTAACATTCATGGTTGAAGATGTCGCAAGAGCAACTGCAAGTCAAGATGTAAGAGGTTTGTATATCAAAGATGCTATGATTGCATTGGCTGAATCTATTGAGAGTGATATCGCTGCTGAGTATGTAAATGCTCATGGAGATATTGCATTCGATGGAACATCAGATGCTACAATCGAAGCTTCAATGCTTTTGATTAGAAAAGCTTTCGTAGATGCTAAAGTTCCTCAAATGGAGCCTAAATACATATACGGTAGCCCAACAATGACAAACAAGTTACTTGGTGTAGACAAATTTACCAAAGCTAATGAGTATGGTAATGCTTCTGCAATCCAAGATGGTAGATTGGGTGATATGTTCGGTCTTCCTTTATTCGAATCTCAGTTAGTACCTTCTGTAGGTTCTCCTGCAGTAGAGCATAACTTGGCTTATACCAAAGATGCTATTGCCCTTGTAATGAGAGCATTACCAACTGATGGAAATGGTGAAGGAGTATCTCAAACTGTTGTAACTGATCCAGAGAGTGGAATATCAATGAGAATAACTTCAAGCTATGATGCTAACGCATTAGGTAGACAGGTTACTCTTGATGTCCTTTATGGAATCAAAACAATAAGACCAGAGTTCTTATTCGATGTAACAAGAAGCTAGTCATAGCTTATACTTGGGAGGGGTGCAAGAGGGCGTAAAAACCCTCTTGCTTTTTTTTAATTCCGGGTGTATATTTTTCATATGGCATTATTAAAGAACCCCAGAACTGGCAGGATTGTCGAAATAGAGGGTCAAGCAATGATTGAGAGGTTTATCAAGAAAGATGGACTAATCATCGTAAGCCCCGAAGAAAAGGAATCTTACCTAAAACAAAGAAATAGAGTAGTTCCAACGCCCCTTGCCGGGAACAAAGACGGTATATATTTCAGACAAAATGCTATAAATCCCCATGGTTACGGTGAATCAACAATTCCTCTTATCAATTCTTTAGAAGATGCGGGAATCCCTGTAAGTCATGAAGATTGCGAACAGGAAATCGGGCTTGTATATTCATATCCAACACCTTTGAAAGGTTTGAACACAAAAAAGAGAGTTCTGTATTCAATGTTTGAAAGTACACGAATACCCCCAGAGTGGACAGAAGATTTGAAACTTGCAGATAAGATCTTTGTCCCTAGCAAATTCTGTAAAAAGGCTTTTGCTACAAGGGGATTTGATTCTGAAGTAATTCCTCTCGGATATAACCCTGCGAACTTCTTTTACAAAGAGAAAGAAGATGATGGGATATTTACCTTTGTAATGTATAACGCTTTTGACCAGAGAAAAGGTTGGGACATTGCATTCAAGGCATTCACAGCAGAATTCGGAAAACAGGAAGATGTAAAATTGATTCTTAAAACAGTAGCACAGAAATTGCCATTCCCTATTATGCGGAGTGAATATCCAAATGTCGAAGTTGTAATGGGAACTAAACCACAAGAGCAACTCCGGGAAATGTTATACAAAGCAGATTGTTTCGTATTCCCAAGCAGAGGTGAGGGCTTCGGATTAACACCTTTAGAGGCTTTAGCTTGTGGT